ATCATTTGATCAGAATGATAAGAAAAACCATGATCACCAACATCTCCAACCCTTTGGTTTCTTTTATCTATTGATAATTTAGTTTTAGATCTAGTAAGTTTTAAATGTTTGTCTGATATCTTATTTAGTTTTTTTACCCAATAGTCGTCTCTTAAAACGTAAATGGGACAACTAAAATATGTTTCACAAATTATATCTCTCATTATCTATAGGGCCTCCCTAACGACCATATAACTAAACTTTTTCTTGTACCTTTTTTAACCGGTCTAACTCTATGCCAAACAAAAGAAGGAAATACTACTATTGTTCCTTTTTCTTTTCCTGCTTTGCATATCTGTTTAGCTTTATTTTCTTTGTTGTGTCTTAGATCAAACTCTAATTCTCCTCCAGTATAATCTTTTGAATCACTTAATTGAACTGTTACAGAAAGTTTTCTAATTTTATTTCTATAGTTTTCATTTGAATAATCATTTGGATAAGGAGCAGACCTTTGATCTGCATGCCAAGTATAGAATTGATTTTTTTTATAAACAGTATATTGCATGGGTTCGCTATAGTCCCACTCAAAATTCCATCCAGCATTAGTATTAGCTAATTGAATGTAAGGATGAAGTAAATTATATATCCAACTATCATCTAACCAACTGACTACAGAATGTCTTGTAGTTTTTTCTACTACATCTATATCTTTATTATTTCCAACAGTGCCTTTAAGTTTAGGTCTTCTTAAACCTGCTTCAATAATTTTATCGCAAACTTCGTTTGAAAGAGCCTTTCTAAAAAACCAATAGTATTCCTTTAATAACATTTCTAAATATTAGATATATTATTTAAATACTATTGTCAAATATCTTGGTTTGTTGTGCTGTCTACCCATTTACCATCACCTGTAGTGTAGTCTGAAAAATCCCAAACAGCGTTTTCGTTATCTGGTTTTGGAACAGGTGGTATCCAATGATAGTTAGAATCTTCTATCCAATTACTAAATCTTTGAGGTTTTCTAAAAGCATCGTTTACTGAATCATAAGTGTCACCTACTTCTGCTATATTATATCTTATGCTTCCATCTCTAGAACATTTTTTATATGTGCAGTTTGGATGATCTGCATCAAACAAAGAATGACAAAAAGCTTCTCCAGCTGCTTCAGTTGGTGCGTCTGAATCAGCAATATGTTGAACATCAATAACAATGTTGTTGCTATCTAGTCTTGCAAAATCAGCCATATTTTTTTTCCTCTACCATATTTAATTTTGATATTTATAAGATACTATAACTATTCCTGGAAAACCATTTCCGCCAGATCCGCCACCGCCTCCGGTGTTTGAACCCTGTCCTTGCCCCGGTGTTCCTGGGGGTTTACCTGATCTGTTAGAGTTTCCACATCCACCACCTGCATAGTAACTACTTGGTGATCCATTAAAACTTGGAACTTTTCCTTGTCCACCGTCTCCACCTTCAGAAGAAGGTGCAGTCTGACCTGAAGCATTGGCTCCTCCGCCACCGCCTCCTCTGGCATTTCCTCCACCACAATATCTTCCACCACCGCCTGGGTTTCCTTGAGGTGGACTAACTGGAGGTTGGTTACCTGATGATCCACCACCCATTTGAAAAGTAGCTCCGCCACCTGATCCTCCGGACTGACCATTTCCTATTGGACCTGATCCATTACCTCCACGATTTGAAGTATAACCAAAACCTGAAGACTGTCCTCCTGGACCTCCAATTGATATAGGGTAGTCTTGTACCGATACTGGTTGACATGAAAATTCTCTGTAGCCTCCAGCTCCTGCACCAGATCCTTCAGCATTTGATCCTGAGTTACCTCCTCCGGCAACAATTAAATAATTAATAACGTTTCCTCCTGAACTATTACCTACCTGTGTGACACCAAAAGTACCACCGGATGTAAAAGTATGAATTTTGTAATCTCCTGAAGTAGTTATTGTTCCTCCAGTAGCTGTAGTATAAACAATGTTTTCTGCTCCTCTAAACTGACCTATAGCTATTTGACCTGAACCAGGAATTGGTCCATTAGGCGCTGGAGAACTAGCTGGTACGTTTGATCCACCAGCATAATACTCTGATATTGCTATCGGGTTAGATCCACCAAACTCAGTTTGGATTCCAGATAATTTAGTATTGGTAGTAGGTACCGCCATTAGATTTTCTCCTTACTTAACTTTTCTACTTTGTCATTTAATGTTTTAACTGCTTCAATTAATAAACAGGTTAGTCTATCATATTTTACAGCTTTTACACCATCAGATCTTTGAGCAACTGCTTCTGGTAATACTTCTTCTACTTCTTGTGCAATGACTCCAACATCTTTTTTTCTAACAAAATAGCCATCTTCACCACCCCGTTTATCAATATATTCTTTTTTCCAATCAAATAAAACCCCGTTTAATTTTCCTAAAGACTCTAGTGGATCCGGTATATTAACTATATTTTCTTTAAGCGCAACGTCTGAAGAATAAAAAGCAGTAACATCATTAGTCGCTCTTATCTCTCCAGTTGTGCCTGATGGCGCAGTTCCTACACCAAAAGAATCAAACTGTACGTCACTTGTTGTTCCTACACCTAAAGATATTCTTGCGGTGTCTCCAGATTCTGCAACGAAATTAGTACCGTCTCCTACAATAATGTTTCCATTTGTATTAGCTACGTCCGCTATGTCTTGTAAATTCTGTGTATTATTTATTACTTCAACAACATTTGTACCGTCAGAGTAAAGTATTGCACGGGTTTTTTCAGTTGTGCCAAAAGTAAAACCTGTGCCAGAAGTAGTTTTAACAGTTACAGTAAAGGCACCACTTGTTGCATTTTCAATAATATAAGTCTTTTCAACTCCATCTGGAATCACTACATTTTTATTTCCAGTAATAGTTCCAGTTAGTTTTATAACCTGGTTTTTTCCATTCGATACAACACCGTTAGAAAAAGTTAAAGCTGCTGCTGTAGTAACTCCAACTGATTCATAACCACCTATTGCTTGCTCTAATATAAGTAAATTAGTGTTGGTAATCTGTCCCCAAGTACCTGAGTTTTCTCCGGTTGTTTGGACTGTTAATTTTAAACTAGCTGAGGTTGAGTTTGCCATAATTTAAATTCCTTAATATTCAATTTTATTCTATTTTTACCTAAAATCAAGCCACTTCTTTCCAGCCTGGAGGATCTATAGGTGCACTACCTGTATTTACTGGATTCCATATAACTGGTCCCACAGCACTTCCTTCTGTAATTGTTAACGCAAGTCCTGTTAATTCAGCGCTTGCATCATCTGCAGTAGCCTGACCTTCATTCATTGTTAAGTCAATACCAGAAGGACTAGCTATTGTATTTGCATCACCTACTGCCGTTCCAATAGCTGCTGAGAAACTAATACCTGTTATTTCAGCGCTTGCATCAGGCGCTACAGCCTGACCTTCATTCATTGTCATTGTAATGCCAGAAGGACTAGCTATTGTGTTTGCATCTCCTATTGCTGTTCCAAGGCTTGAAGTTAAAGTTTGACCTGTTACTTCAGCACTTGCATCATCCGCAGCAACCTGACCTTCATTCATTGTCATTGCTTGACCGGTTAATGTGCCAGTGTTAGCATCAGCTGCAACTGAGACTGTACCCAACGATAAAGGTAAAGTAGTTCCTACAAGAATACCACCTGTTGTAGCTTCTATTCCAACAGGAATGTTAAATGTAGCTGGACTTAATGTTGCAAAAGGTGCTTCACCAAAAGCTGTTAAAGTATCGTGTGTAGGGTTACTTACATTAACAGTTAAATCAAAACCGGTTACGTTAACCTGTTGACCTACAGGTACTTCTGTAACACTTCCTAAAGTAGATGTTAAAGATTGACCAGTTGTTGGAACTAATACAAATGAAGAACCAAGTGTGGTTCCTTGTGTTGCAGTTAAAGCTTGACCAGTTACAGGAGCAACTACGTCTCCAACAGTAATAACTGATTCTTCATTAGCAGTTAATTCTATACCTTGTGGATATACAATTACGCTGGACTCTTCTGCACCAAAAGGTGCCTCTGAATATGCTGTGATCCCCAGGGCCATGGATTAGGCTCCTGATTTAAGTTCTTCTATTTCTTTTTTAAGTTCTTTTACAGATTCAATTAATAAAGCAACAATTCTATCATACTTAACAGCTTTTATACCGTTCTCTCTTGTTGCAACTACTTGTGGTAAAACTTTTTCTATTTCTTGTGCGATAACACCTACGTCATTTTTTCTAATAAAATATTCGTCTTCACCGCCATGCTCTTTAATATAATCATCTGTCCAATCAAAAGTTACACCGTTTATTTGACTAACTTTTTCTAGAGGGTTTTCAATATTTTTAATATTTTCTTTTAAAGATTTATCAGAAGAATAAAAAGCAGTTACATCGTTTGTTGCTCTTATTTCACCAGTAGTTCCAGATGCAGCAGTTCCTACTCCAAAAGAGTCTACTTGAGTGTCCTCAAATTCTACGTTATCTCCTGTACCTAACCCTATAGAATCTCTAGCTGTTGAACCAGTTTCTAAAACAAAATTAGAACCATCACCAACAATAAAACCCCCATTAGTTACAGCTAAACCTGCAACGTCTTGAAGTTGTGCATCTAGTCTTGCATTAGCTAAAGTTCCAGAACTAATATTACTTGCGTTAGTTGTATCAGTTGTTGCAGAAGTAGCTAAACCTAAGTCTGATCTAACTTCAGCTGCGCTTCTACCTTCTAAACCACTAGCAGTGAAACGAGCAAAATCATCGTCAGCAGCATCTGCATCGTCTATTTTTACTGCATTAGTATTTGCTATTCCAAAAGTTAAAGCAGCTTGACCACCAATGTCTGAAAGAACTTCAGATGTGCTTCTACTCTCTAAACCACTAGCAGTGAAACGAGCGTACTCATCATCAGCTACTGATGAACTATCTATTTTTACTGCGTTAGTATTTGATATTCCAAAAGTTAATGAAGCTTGACCACCTATGTCTGATAATACTTCTGCAGCAGAACGTCCTTCAATTGCTGTGCCATCTACTCGTAAAAAATCATTGTCTGCTACACCAGAAGTAAATTTAGGCACATTTGTATTTGATATACCTGTGTCTAATACAGCGGCTGTTCCTAACCCTAGTGATGTTCTAGCTGTAGCTCCATTTTCTGCTACAAAATTAGATCCATCTCCAACAATAATGTTACCATCAGTAACAGCTAGACCTGCAACGTCTTGAAGTTGTTGATCTAATCTAGCGTTTGCAACCGTTCCAGTTAGCTGACTTGCATCAATGCTTTTATTAGTTAATGTGTCCGTTGTCGCTTTACCAACTAATGTATCAGTTGCTGCTGGAAGTGTAAGTGTGACATCTGCAGTGGAAGCTGGTCCTATTAAAGTTACTTTATTTGTACCATTATCACTGTCTTCAAAAAACTCTGCAAAACCTGCACTTGTTGCACCATTTTTTAATTGTAACCCAGCGTTTACAACAGGTGTTGTAAGAGTTGGAGTTGTTAATGTTTTGTTTGTTAGTGTTTGTGAAATATCTACAGCAACTAAATCTTGTGTACCACTATCTCCACTATCAGGAAGTCTTAATGTATTTGCCGCCGCTGCTGAGTGTGGTTGTGGTTGTAATGTTTGAAAGTGTGCATTTGATGTTTCACAATACATTCTTAATGCAGCTGGTGATCCACTATTCGATTTAAAATCAATAACACCACCTAAAACTGTAAGATCATCACCAACAGATAAATCTCCTCCTAGAGTGGTATTGCCACTAGCATCTAGTATAACTGATTTGGATGCAGGTAGAGTTACAAATACATTTTTTGTTCCTGCTGCAAAATCCACTGCGCTATCAGAATTTGATGATGAGATAATAGTAGTTCTGGCTAAAGTGCCGGCTCCTACTGTACCTAACCCAACTTCAAACTCACTGTTAACAGTGTTTACAATTGCATAGTAAGTTGTATTACCATTTCCAATTGCAGTAGAAAAAGTTTCAAATCCTGTTACTGCTCCTGCAAGAGTAAGAGTACCCGTACCAGTAGTGGTAGAGGTTTCCTTAACTCTATCATTTACGACTAATGCCATTTAATTCTCCTTAACCAGATATTCTTAATATAGCTGCTGAAGTCGTTGCTGCCGGAAACTGTACTGTGAAAGTTCCTGAAGTAGCTGTTTTGTCTCCTCCAAAATCTAAAACTGCAACTGCTGCATTAGTAACTGCAGAAGATGTGTTGTAGATTAATGCTCCTCTAGCTGTCAACGTTACACCTGTAAAAGATAGATCTGCAAAATCAACAAACGCTACACCCTTACCTGTACCAGTTCCGATGTTTGTGCTTTGACCCGTTAATGGATCACCGCCAGATGCATAAGTACCTGTGTTACTAACTTCGTTAGTTGTAGTAAATGAAGTAGTCGCTGAGTTTAAAGTTGCAGAAGAAGTGTAAAGAGCTAGTTTAAAAACATCTCCACCAGAAGATTTAAAATTTACATCGCCTTCTAGTAACTGTTTTTTGAAAGCATTCGCAATTGCTTGTGTTATAGCCATAGTTTTTCTCCTTATTTTTTCCCGAGACGAGGAACACCAGATTGATATTCATCTCGTCTTCGTCTTCCCATTTGTTCAATAGAGAAGCCTTCTATCGCTTGTTTATACCTTCCTTCGTATAATTGCAAGAGATCATTTGGCCCCTTTAAAAAACTAAAAGCCTCAACTAGGCATGCATACAAAAGTCCGTTGGGAAAATACTTACTTATGTATGTTTGAGTATTTGTACTAGATAATCCAGCATCTTTCAAGATATAGTTCAACTGAATTGTATAGGTTGCGTCTGGTGTAGGTGCTACTACAATAGTATCATTATCCCACATACCATAATATTTTGGAGTTCCTGTATTTCCTTTTGGATTAAACTCAGACATAAAACTAGTATCTCTATATTGTAAAAAATCTCTATTATCGGCTGAAGAAGTTCCATCCGAATCTACTATTTGCGCAGATCTAATAACTAATAGATCAGCAGGGGTGCCCATAAATCTATCGTTAGTAATTAAATTAGCTGTTGCATATCTTCTGTTGTTATCAGAATCTACATCTCTGTAAATTCTAAATTCTGCATCACTAATAATTCCATTAACGATAGTAGTAGTTAAAACATTTGCATCTACTTCTGTGTAGTCTTTAATTTTTTGTACTAATTCTGAATATGTCATTATGGTGATAATGTAACCGGTCCTGCTGTTGCGGTCATCCCTCCTGCTTTTTCTGTTATAGTTGGTGTGTCACCTAAAGTGAAACTATAACTGTTTTCATTAATTTTAGTTATACTATATCCTGATCCAGTTTCAAATACTGAATATGAAATTCCACCAGGAGATCCATCTACATTTCTAAAAACTACAATATCAGCAGTTGATCTTCCATGAGAAGGTTCTGTTACAATTATTGTTGTAGATCCATTTGTAATATCAAACGGATTAGCTGGCAGTAATGCGGCCACTGCAGGTTCAACTCTTGCAGGTCTTGCATTTAATAGACCTTGTGGATCTGCACTATGTGGTTTTGGTTCTAGTTGAGGATGTTTAGGTTCAAACTCTGATATATGAACTCTTGAACCATTCCATTCTATTACCATTTCAGAGTATGGAAACTCTAATCCTGATCTATCTGAAATAAACTTTGCATATTTTCCTGAAGAAAGATTAGACATTAAGACTCCGGATAATAAACTTTAGGACTAATATAAGTGCTTGATGATGAACCATCTTCTTGTAAAGCTCTTTGTAGTTCATCTTCATACAACATCTTTAGCATTTGAACTCTGTCAGGTGCAGTTTTAATTGCAAGATAGTAGGCTAAACCTGCAGTCATACAAGGTACAAATCGATACGGAACATCTGCTGCGTTCGTATAATCACCTACATCTTGTATTCTTTTTACATAATAATAATTTAAAAATTTACCTGCTTCTGTAGAGCCGGGTGTAAGATATAAAGTAATTGTAACTTTATCTATAAATCTTTGAACAAAATATTGTGATGGTGTTCCGGTAGATGTTTTGTTTGACAGTGCTTGATACTGTGATCTATTTATTTTTGTAAGAGGTGTGTCTACGTTAGAATTTCTGAAAGACGCTTCTAGAATATCATCAACACCGTAAACTGCTGTAGTGCTTGAAGTACCATCGCTTGTTGATCTAAACATTGTATACTCAGCTTGACCACTAACTAACGTAATGTTGTTATTTGCAACTTCCCAATAATGCAAACCTCTGTTTGCCCATTCTTGAAATAAAATATTAAGAGACCTTCTTGCAGATTTTAACTGATAACCAGAAAGATTCTGCATACCAATTCTTTCATAAGCTTCTTCAATTACCTCATCAACAGAAAACGTCTTATCAAAGGTTGTAGTTCCGGAAGTAGTGTTAGCCATTTACTCTCCTATTTATCTAAAATAACAGTTACAGTAGCATTTGAAATTGCTGAAATAGTCATTCCACCTTCAAATAAAATTCCGTCTTCTGCTAAATTATAAGAAAATACATCACCTGCTGGTACATCTACTTGAAACTGTGTTACTGAGTTTCCGTCTTGTAATGTAACTGAACCTGCAGAACCTGTTGATGCTAAAATAATTCCTCTTAATCTAGTTCTTCCTGCGAATACAGAACCTGTTCCTGTTTTTCTAACTGCTTTTACATCTGACTTCATTAGCCTGTGTATCCTATAGTTACAGAGTCTGTTTGATCTAAATCTAAATAGACTCCTGT